AGAACTTGAACTGGCATATTTTAATCTTCTCTTTACATCAACTATTCTTGTATTTAAATCAACTCCAGAAATATTTACATAACTCTCTAATTTTAAACTGTAATTTGTAGCATCAGCAATTCTACCAATACCATATACAGTATTCAGTCTTCTATCAATAATTTCTACTTCATCACCCTTTTTCATACTACTCTTATCGAGTAAATCTTTTGTAATATGAGTGGTATTAGATTCGGATGATTCAATTTGATATCTTGAACTTGTATTGTATATCCATGAATTAAATAAGAGTTCCTTATATGTTTTGTTTAATTGTGGATTTACAATATTATCGCCCAGATTTACTACAGTAATACTTTCATCATCATTTGTTAGGGTTGTATCTTCTGGAAAATTTATTTCTGATAGTATATTGGAAACAGAAAATCTTACGATTTTAGTAGTATCACCATTTTCATATGCATAAACATATCTAGTTTCTTTAACAGAATCACTATCCGATATTTCATTAATAATACCAGAACAGTTTAAAAATTGATTTACAGTTTTTTCTGTGTATGTAATCGTATTATCTCCACACAAAATAGTTCCACTTTCTGGAAATCCAATAGTAGAATCTACACTTAATGTTTTGGAACCAATTGGAAAATTTCCAATAACTTTGGATGATGCTGTTATATTAAAAGTTCCATTTATCAAACTTCTATCATCATATCCTTCAAATAAAGAAATCTTATATGTAAATTTTCCTCTCTTCTTTACAATTTCTATTTCCGAAATTGGTCCATTTGCGGTTCCATCGGAACTTACTAAAGTTTGACCAATAATTAAATCTGGATTTAAACCTTCTAACAATTCTCCAAATATAACTTTTCTTCTAATGTAATCTGCAGAAGAAGGTTTAATTAACTGGTCTTCTAAATTTAAGATGCTTGGGGTTATACCATAAAGGACATTAAAAAGAATTCTAAAAGATTCTTCCGTACCTTTGGTTTTATAAAGACTTGATGCTTTTTTAAGAAATGTTCCTACATTTAAACCATCTGCAAATTTTACGTTTTCTAATTCTGGTGTTAAAAATCCTTTAATTTTTTTATAAAATTGCTTTAAAAATACATTACTTAAGTTTTCAACTACATCACCAGATTGATGTTGATCAATTTCTGTAGATTTGAATACTAACTCAGTCCCATAATTACCTTCTTCATATGCTTCAATGCCACTGAATCCTCTTAGACATCCAGAAAAACTAGTTGCAGTTTTTTCTTTATAAGAAATAATTTCATTATTGATCTTTAATAGACCATATTCATCAGGAAATCCAAGAGTAGAATCAACATATATTTCCTCATCACCATAATTAACACTCTGTGTTAGACTATAAGTCCTGGAAAGATTATCCTCAGTAAGAATATCAAGATTCAAATACTGATCAAGGTTGTCCAGAATATCCGTAGGACCACCTTGAAATTCCTGAGACAAATAATATTGAGTCAAAAATTCTACAAAGTTAGTATTTTCCTCTCCAATAAACCTTGGTAGTTGGTTTTGTACAATCTGACTTGTCTTTACTCTTACGTCAAACCCTTCGCTAAGCATATTACCTCGTTAATTTTCCGTTTGGATAACTGGATGATGTTGGGAATGTTAGACCCGATGTGCTTTCACCAGAAGAAATAGTATCTTTCTTCATATTTATAGTAGGAACGCTATTGGATACATCAAAAACTACAAATAAATCTTTCAATCCAATCACGTCATTTGAATCAGGAAATGCCTGAATTTCGATGATATTATCTGCTTGTACTGTACCATTGATTTTTATTGTATTCAATATAACTTCTCCTTCAGTGTAATCTACTATTCCAACAGATTGACCTACAACAAGAGCTTCTCTGCTTGTAGTATCAAATCTAATTAGTGATATTGTCCCCTTTCCAGAACCATCTAGAGAACCATCTTCATTCTTATTTGGAACGTCTGTTAAGAATACTGTTCCTGATTGCCCTTCAACAGTAAATCCTGTACTTTTAATAGTCCCACCAAATGGATTAATGTAAAATCTATTACCAAAACATAACTCATACTGTGCAAATGCATTTATTGTTGCCTTTAAATCTCTTCTCATCCTAACTTTTGTTATATTGGATGTAATTGCATCATCCACTTTATCAATAACTTGACACAATTTACTATACTTAAATCTACCACCAAACTTGTTGAGATCTGTAGATTTTGCGTAGGATTCTAAAGAAGAAATAACTCTTCCTTGAAGTGATTGAATTGTTGATATCTTGGATGCATTAAAGTAGATTGAAGAATCGATTTCAACATAAAGTATTTTGAGATCTATAACTTCTTGATTAATTCCAATAATAGAATAATCTTTTAGTTTTGATTGAATTTGTAATTTAGAGAAGTCTGATAGGAACGTTCCATTTTTAGGTTTAATTGAAATGAAAACTTGACCAAACTTAGGTGGATTTAATTCTTCGCCTCCAACAACTGCTACAGATTCTGTATTAGGGTAAACTTGTTTAACAATAGTCTCATAGTCTCTGGTCGTAACTGCCCTGTTTTGGGCACTGTACTGCTTTGGAGCAAAGTATTTGATACTATCTAAGGACTCTACCTCTGTCCCGTTTCTAGAACTTTGTAGGGTGCTTACAAAGGTTGATTCTGTTGGGGTTACTGGTAAACCATTTGCTCCTTCAAATCTTCCCGTAAATGAGAATGATCTGACTCCATTTCCAGCATCACCATTAGTTACAATGTATGAAACCATCACGACAGCATTGTTATTTAATTTTTTGCCGAAATATCCATCACCAAAAATAATCTCATATTTCTCATCCTTTATTTCTTGTAAAAGGAAGATTTCGGAGGTTCCATCTACTTTGTTTATGTTATCTACATACCTATACTCTGCACCTCTACCAACCTCATTAGATTCACGAACATATACTCTTACTGTAGATGTATCAATATTTGGATTATCTAGAATAAATCTTTGTTTGATAGAATTATCAATTGTAAATTTCTTTTGTACAAAGATTCCTTCATAAATTAGATCCTGAAAGAGAAGTTGTATTAACAGTGATGTCTTCTGGTATCGAAAAAGTATAAGAAGTTTCTGTCTCAGTTCCTATACAGACTAAACCTTCTTTTAATGTAAGAATAGAAGATGCTCCAAAAAAGTTGACATCAAAAGAAACCCTTGCTCTTGCTGCCGTTTTAGATCTTGGTAAGTAACCAATGTTTCTTGCAAGAGAAACTACGTTCTCTCTCATGGTTGCAGAGTCTAAAAAAGACTCGTTTGCAATCATGTTTGCATTGAATGCAGAAATATATGTATTATATGCCAGTGTATCAATTAAGACTGAGAAATTAGATCCTTCAAAGTCAAAATCGGTAAATTTGCTATTTGATCTTAGATAATCTTTAATCGATTGTTTTATCTGATCAAAATCTAAATTAGTGTACTGTGTAAAAGGCATTTTATCTTGTTGCCTCTAGTATGAAGTTTACGGTTTGTGTTGGAATCTCTTGTCCTACAACATCAAAGATAATAGTTATATCTAAAGCGTTATTATTCTGATATGCACTAACTTCAACAACTACATTTTCAACTCTAGGTTCAAAATTCCTAATAGTTGTAGTTATTTGGTCTTGTATAGTAGCAGATATTCCTAGATCAAAATTTTCAAACAAAGAATCTCTAACAGTTGATCCAATAACAGAATTAAAAAGTCTTTCTGATGGAATTGTCTCCACAAGGTTACGAACGGACCTTGAAATAGCAGATCCGTTCGTTAAAACTGTTAAATCTCTGGTGACTGGGTGGGGAATAAAGGATAAACTTATGTCCCTAAAGGATCTACTAGTCCTTTGTGTTGGCATTTAACAACAAATTACGATATTCAATTTTATTTATACCCTATTCTTGTAGATTTTTCTGTCCTTTCTTCATATCATCATGCATAATCTCTTGAATGCATAATTCTTCAGCACAATCATTGGTTTTATGAGGTTGTGTCCAGTAATCTGTGATCAAACCCTGTGTTCCCCACATCTTATACATGTAATCTTTGTCTCTATCTACTGGTGAATTGCCCATTTTGCTCCTGTTTCGTAAAAAACAGAACTTTTTGAGGGGTTGCTATCCCTATTTTTATTTATTTTCGGCATTTTCACTCTCTTTTTCACGCTCTTTAGCAGTTTTCCAGTGATATTCATCCTCTCGACCCATTCCAAGGCGATCAAAACCATTTTCAACCGAGTAAAATTGAGTTGAAACCTTAAAATCGGGCATTTTAGGTTCGGCAGGAGTCAAACTATTATCAAAAATACGCAATCTGTTGTTGGGATACAGTGCATATTGTCCATTTTCAAGTTCAATAAGGTTATGAGACTTATGTTCTGCTGGATTTTCGCTTGTAGCATAGTCAATTGCATCAGGATCTTGATGATAATTGTCTATTGTGCAGACATAAGTGCCTTTTTGAATGCCGTGATCGCGTGTATAACACTCAAAATCCATACTTCCGATGAATTGTTTAGTAACTGTCACAACTCCGTAATCCATACAGTTCCAAAACTGTAGATTTGGTAGGTTCATATCTGGAGAAGGTGTCTCAGGATCGCTGACAAAAGCACTAATAGGCAATTTATCGTACATTGCCGCATATTCTGGCAAATATGTTTCAAAATAAAAAGCACGCCCAGGAATCGATTTAACCGAAACCCAGACGCCCTTTACAAATTCACCATGTCCACTTTGATGATCTGTTAGATATTCTTTACGAACCCATACTTCCATTGAAGGAAGATTAGCAATCAAACATGCCATATGTGTTTACACTACTACACGTATATATTATTTTCCTTGCCCACGATAACGCTTACGTGCTTTATTGCGAGACGTCGCGGCGTATTTTGTATGCTGCCCGCTTCCTTGACGAGACTTTTTGGGAGTTGCTTCCACATACCCACCACCTTTACGCATTGCCATGATACTTAATCTCCTTGAACCATTTGTGTAGAAAGAACCTCAGGTCTTGGTGAACCTAAGTCGTAATATTGTAGCGCATAATCCTCCATAATGTCAAAGTACTCTTCTTCCGAGAGATTGCTATGGAGGACTTCGCCAGTGACTGAGTTAATTATATTATAACGCTCACCCATATCAGATAATCCTTGTTTTTTCGTGCCCAACTCTAATACGTGGGTCGCACCAAATCTCAAAACCTGCTGCGATTGCATCGAGACAGAACGATACATCCTCTCCACACATATCTTGTACTTCACCAGATTCAAATACTTGCATCTTCGGAGCAAACCAAGGATACTTCATTTCTTTATGTTCCCATACACCATGCTTGATAAGGAGCCATCCGAAACCTGCATAATCAACGGTGAAGGGTTTCTTACGATTTTGTAGTGTTTCTGTGGTTTCATGATTCATTACTCCACCATTATTGCGGAAGTCATCTTCATCCATCCAGTGTGCAACAGAACTTGTAACACCATCTTCTGTGGCATACCATCCACTTGCAATATCTTTATCCATCAAGATTAATTGCCAGAACTTCTCAGTGTTGAATACAATATCACTGTCAATCCATAATTGATAATCATACTTCAACTTACCATCCCAGGGAATTTGATCTGGACCACGAAGTACATTAGCACCTAAGCACTTGCAACGTGCAAAGTTTACCATTGAACTATAATCTTGTGAAATCTGAATACTTGCTCCTGCTTGTACAAGATCAAAACAAAGTTGTACAAAGTTTTTCAGATAAAGATAAGAAACTCCGCGCCCAGGCAAGCAGAATACAATACTCTTACCTTTGACCATTTCTTTTGCTTTTGCATAGTCCCACTCTGGTTCTTTTTGTTTCGGTGGGTTCTTTGCTTTAACAGTGAATCCTTTAGACATACGATTAATGATGTTACTTCAGTATCATACAACAATTTATACGTTCAGTCAACCTCTGATATTAAAATTGCATCTCCATCAACTTCCATGTTTAACTCAGTGCCTTCATACCATCCAAACTCAGATATAATCCATTCTGGAACTGGTACATAGTATTCTCCTGTTACTGGATCAACTTCTATAGTTGTTAAATTTTGCTCCGGATTTTTTTGCATATTACTAATTGTGCCATTGCTTTATATAGTGCTTTCGACTTTTTATAAGCACCATACCTATCCGGAATTTTTTTATTCATGTGATATCACGAAGGCGCTTTGGGTCGTTTATAGCTTACAGTAGTACGCGATTTTAAAAACGGGGGGGCGCGATCCCCCCGACTGCTGCTGATCACGAACGAATAGCGTCAGCGCACGTCTGCCAGGGCGCTCGCTTTGGTGGTCATGCTGGTGCCCCTGCTGCCTGCTGCACCGCCATGGGTGCGAACGCGGGAAGATCCTCCCTTGATCCGATCGGTCCAGCGGTTTGCCTTAGAACCATGAGCAACGGGCAGGCGCTCGACCTTAAATTGAACGCCGTCGATGGTGGTGGTGGTCATGCGGTGGGTTTGTTTGCTTGAGACAATTGTAGCACCTCAGGGGGGCGTGGCGCGGGTCGAAACCTTAAGATCAGATTAAGGTAAACCCCGATTGATCGGTGATGTTGTAGTCCTTGATGACCTCCCCCTCCACTAACGAATTCTTTACTCTATCCATGAAATCTTCGGGTTTATCTGACTGCAACACGACGGTCAGTACGTATTGTTCAATGTAACGACCAGGGGAAACTCTGTCAGGAATTGTGTAAGGTTTTTTGTCAGTCATGACCATGCCTTTGCGCGAGTGAAGTTATTGTAACTGAAAACCTCACGATTGACAAGTTTGACCATACCTTTGTCATTGCTGAACACAAACCCCTCAGCAGTTATTTGATCGTCACCAATGAACGCAGCACAGTCATTGCCCTGCCATTGTGGTCGGCAAAGGTGCAGTGCGTCTTCCTTGATAGACTTTACCAACGCCCACAATCCTAGGAGATTAGGGTCACAATCGAAGTCCTTATTGGCGACTGGGCGTTGCTCACGGATGCAGGCGTTAAGTTGCTTCTTAAGGTCCTTTGCTTCCTTATCAGACACGAACGTGACGGTCTGTGCCATAACCTTGGCGAAGTCAATAACCTCTCTAAGGTCACCGAAGTCGCCAGCACATTTGTCATACTGACCCGTGAAGATGTATGCCCGTGTGTCAACGAACTTACAATACGGGGTGTTCCGCAGCGCATAAGATGGCAGAGGGAACGCTTCTGCATCACGGAGATCTGTCTTGACCTTGTAGATAGTGTGGGGAGCAACAATGATGTCCTCAGTGACTACCTCATTGAAGCGGTATGTGACAGTGTTTGGCGTATAGGTGTCAGATCCACCGACACCGATAAAATCCCCTTGGTAAACATTAGTTGTGTGAGGTAACCGATCAAAACAAGCGTGCAGAATTTCTGCAACTTTGCCGTCGTGGTTTTGATCGATTTCCGCATGAGATTCGTTGATCTTGATTTTAACTTTGTTGAACACAGATTTAGTGCCAACGAAGAAATTTCCCGTTGCTGGGTTGGTGCCCCATACGATCGCGGGAGCACCGTCGATCTTAGTGCTGAGTTGACCAGGGGTCAGCAGAAGGTCCAGGACCGACAGATCACCAGTCAGGATGGTGTCTTCGGGGTGTTCGATGTGCTTGTTTTGCATGTTGTCAGTGTAGTCGGTCCTGGGGGCGGTTGCGGGGGAGCGTGTGACACTCCCCCAACTGGTTCAGAAGTTCATGGAGAAAACGAAACCCTCCTCGATGATGAAGTCATGCCGCAGATTCTCCCACGTTGCCTCCCAGTCAACCTCTACGAATCCAGGCACGTCCATGGGATAGACGTCGGTCACGAACTGCTCAGCGAACTCGGCACCGCTGTCGTACTCCCCCTGATAGGCGTCTTCAAAGGAAGACACCTGCTCAATGCCGAAGACCTCGATGAACGACTTGATCGCATCCACGTCGTAGTCGTCGACCAACTGCTCTAGGATCTCTGCCTCACTGAAGTCTTTGTACTCCTCCAGCAGTTCGATTTCCTCCTGCGCTGCTGTTGCGGTTTTGATGCCACGCGCATCCATGATCGCTTCGTAGAAGTCGGTAAAAGCAGGGCGACCCGCTTCGGTCACGTAACCGCAGGAGATGCACAGGTCAGTCTTGGACATGCCCTGAGCAGTGCGGATGGAGAACTCGGTCAGAAGTGCTTGTCCTTTGAGCATGGGATTTTGAGAACTGAAGGTAACGTAGTCTGGATTTGAGGGGAAGTCAACGGGGGGTTGTGCCGCTCCGTCAGGTGGTTCGCTCAGCACGGTCATGAGCACGAACGCCGCACCCAACCCGCCCGCCACGCGGCGAACGTGGTTCAGCATGAGGGACCGAACAGCATGTCAGCGATGCCGTCAACGACCTCACCGTACTCCATCACGGTGTGCCCCAACCAATCCTCAACCCAGGCGTAGGATCCGCTCTCATCGTGCATGGCATAGCAGATGTCTGCTGCCTGATCTAAACTGCAAACGGTCTCCCGCTCGTCAAGCGCAGGGCAGGCAACGGTGTAGGTTCCAGTGGTCAAGTTTTCTCCTGTGTTGTTCATGCCCTTATGATGGCACACCTGCCCACCTGCGGTCGTTCGCCACGATACAAAACTCCGAAAGAGAATCTTAAGGTTGCTTGTGCCAATCGGGCAGGTGGGCAGGCAGCCGACCTGGGTGTCAAATAGTGGGAAAGAGTTAGTGTCACTAACTGCCTGCCCACTAAATGTCTCAAACTACCTCAGAGATCAACACACGCACCACGGCGCATTTGTGTGTAATTGATACCATTAGCATATCCACCAACATAGTGATGCTTACCGTAGTAATAGTTGGAACAATTCGACTCTCTCAACCCGAAGATTTGTGCCATTTCTTTCAGCGAAACTTCACCATTTGCGCGGCGATACTCATTCAGTTGTTGAGTGATTTCCTTCGCTCTTGGTGTGAAACGAATGGAATTTTCGGAATGAACTGTGATTTTGCGAAGCATTGAAAAATGTTAGTGGAACGTTGGTGAGTTACTGTCAGTAATCGGTGTCGCCGTTGATGTAACCCTCCACATCAAATTTCTCCTGATCTTGTAACTCAGGAAGATCAAATAACTCACCAGGAGCATCCATCAATTCCTGCAGGATAGTGTCTTCGTAATCCATGAGATTTTGTAACTGAACATACAATAACCCCTCACGAACGAATCCGCAAGGGGTGCTGTGCCACTAGTTGAACTGTACACTAATGCTAGAAAATCTCCGAATGATCAGTAATGTCGACATCGACACACTCGTCTCCTTCGAGTCCTAAAGTATCGGTCCAATCGATACTTTCGAGATCTAGATCATCATAACATGTGATGTCTAGAGTGACACGAACCATCTTTTTTTGTGCTAGAGTGTGTGCTTGCATGGTGATTGTGGCAGTGTGTGCTACATTATATCATGCATAATGCTTATACGCAAGCGCATCATAGTCTTGCGTATCTCTCTCGTATTCTTCATCTGCGTCCTCCATGAGATTATGCACACCATGCCACATCTCGTAGAACATATCCTCGTCTATAATGTTCTCGTTCCCGAATGTGTGCTCAATGTCGTAATCGTCGTACATGATTCTCGTATGAACGTAGTGTTATTATACAGGATTCTCGTAGAAAACGCAAGTGGTATATGTGTTTTCTCGCACGGAACCATGTAGTATATATGTCTTCTCGTACTTATGTGTCATTCTCGTTACATTTTCTCGTGTTATGATACTCACATTTTCTCGCAGCGTTGTACTTGACAATTCTCGCGCTTCATGGTACGCTCGCTAAACTCACAATTCTCGAAGCACTTTATACGAGAAATAAAACACTTACATAAGTACAAGTACAATTAACACAAATACCATCTCAATGTACTTGTACTTATAAATTATCAATAAGTACAACGCATAAGTACAACATGGATGCCGAATTTAGGCGTTTGAATGAGATTGATGATTACGAAGATTTCAGTGATTACGCTATTGATGTAGAAGGAATACTTTGGTCTCTTAAGTATAAAGAACCGCGCAAGCGCAAACTCATCTGGTCAGGTAAAGATCAGTGTGCTTACCTAACATGCAGGATCAGAGATGACCATGGGCAACCGAAGACAGTTTATATTCACAAATTAGTCGCACAAGCATTTCTCCCGTGCGATGATACTACCCGAAGGGTGAAACATAAGAATGAGAGACGTGATGATAATAGATTAGAAAACTTAGAATGGGTTGCTAACATCAAAGATAAACAAGTGGCAGACGATTATATACTGCATCGTTCTCTTGTTGAGAGAATTTTACAGGTACATATCGCAGCACAGAAGAAAGGATTGAAAGTGGGAGATTCTTACGATTTCACCACACAGATGTTAGAAAATGCCATTGAGGCATACATTATGCAATACGGATTACGGAAACTCATGCCTACAAAATAGTCTTATACGCCGGAACGCCTCTACAAATTACCACCGGTCATCCGGGCACCTCGATACTGAGAATTTTACCTTATGCTCCATCCAACAACCACACAATCTACAACGTTTCTGTCGTCGTGCATAATGCTCACATTTATTACATATAGAAAGTCTTCCATTCTTAGTATCTTCATTGACAAATACATCCAGGTCATTCTTGACTGCCATATCTGTAACCATCTCAATCGCAAACTTTGCTAAGTTGCCCATTTGCTCTTCAACTGTTGGAAACTCTTCCTTATTCTCCTGTTTGTCCGCCATTTGCTCCTCCAAAATAAAACCATCCTGTTACAATATACTTAGTCCCGTAAGTGACCAGACCACCACGGTGTGCATGTGTATAACCAGAGGGCCAAATAAGCATCTTACCTGTCTCTGGTTTAATACGTGTGTGTTGATAGAGGAACTCTGTTTCGCCCCCCTCATAGTCATCATTCAAATACAGCATCCATACAGCACAACGCTGACTATGTTCCAATTCAATTCTCTCATCATGCCATACATGATAACCACCGCCAGCAGGAGTTTTCTGTACTTTGTGATGAATAGAATACATGGGTACAGGGCGCAAATGTCCATACTCGGTGACATAATCATCCCAGCAGGTCCATAACACCTTATTAAATTGTGCTGCTGCATTATTCACTTCCATGAATTGTTGCAACTGAATCATGTCGATTGCCCAATCAAAACGCCCAGCATTACCATCACTGAACTGCTGGTTTTCACAAAACACAGACCCAATATCATGATGATAATCAAATGATTTGATTACACTACGACAAAATGAACTATCAATGACATTATGGTATTCACCAATAAAGTCAGAATACAATCCTAATCGTTCTTCATTCATAGTCACCAGTACGCTCCCTCATTGCATCTAAAATATACGCATAATTGACCTCATTCCATTGTCGTTTATCAACATCCCATTTTTTAATTGGACATGAATCGAATGGATCATATGTCTTGTGTGGTAAATGACATCCACACTGCTTACATACTTCATTTTTTGCATCATGATGTTCGCATGTTTTACATATATCAAGGCGCTCTTTCGCAACCTCATCACTTACGCCATATTTAATGCCGCTTGCTTCATGTAGATAAAACTCATTGATAAACTCAAATACAAAGTCAGATAGATCATTATAATTCATTATATCATACTCTCCATTAAATAAATGATTTAGGTCCTTTAATTCGGGTTGTTGTTTCTCCAATTACATTGAATCTATTTCCTGTGATTGACTTACCTGCTGCACCACCACCAGTACCACCAGATTTCCCCCATTCTGCACCAGCACCTCCAGGATTGCCGTCATTTCCGCGAGCAACAGCACCACCACCAGGACATTGTGAACCACTGCCAGAACTGCCTGCACCACCTGCTAAACTTGAATTAAAGCGATTATATCCGCGCCCTGGTCCACCAGCACCACCAGAACCAGGATTCCCTGAAATACTATAAGCAGTAGAGAAATGACAACGAATGACCCAGTTCATAGAACACCTATAACGTGGATATCCCTGACTTCGACGTGCTCCACCACCACGACATTGTGAACGTGTTTCTAATGGTAGAATCTCCAGATATGTTCCTCCTGATTGTCCTTTACGACATCTTCGACTTACATTTATCCCAGTTGGGTTTGGTCCAACATTATTGGCAAGTACCTGATAATTATTTGAACTATAGCAAGTTGCATTACCACCACCAGAACCACGATTGCCAGGTTTTCCGCCACCACCACCTGCCCAAATTCTTCCTGTTGAAGAAACCTTGAGTTGTGTAGTTGCTGATGGTCCTGACAAACTACTGCGATTAAACAAATATAATGCAGGACCACCAGGTGCCTGAGCATTGCCACCTTGCCCATACATTTGACCAGAATGATCAAACGTCACATTATACATCTCAGCATCTAATTTCATTGCATAGTTGTTTGTATCAGAGGCATATGCAACACTACCATCAACAGTTGTAATTCTCTTCTTGATATTCTTATTCAGATTTTGATTCCAATACTGAGTCAGTCCTAGATTTACATTTGCCTCAGTGCCACTATATTCAATACCATACTCCCTAATAACACCACGAAATCCAGACACTTTGAGATCATTTCCTGTTGAAACTCCATTGTTCTCAGTTGCATCAGGAATAATAGGATCTACTGAGTTCTTGTCAGTGTCTCTCCGATATGTGGAAAATTTAACCTCACCAGTTGATGAAGAATTAAATGTAGATCTCAACGTAGACCATTTAATGTCATTTGCATTTTCCAAATACTTGGTTTGTGCTGGTATATTGACGGGCATTGACCTTAGACTACCTCTTTCATTTTATTTAGATGGTTCATATTTAATTGCAACCGTAAATCTATGCGTGTCCCTGAATGATGTGGCACGATGCCATAAGTTGCCATTGAAGAATAACAGTCGATTAGGTATAGGAATTACACCATGAATGTTATTATCAACCACTATTTGTGTCTCTCCTCCCCACTGCATATTATAGTCTTTATTGGGATAATATATGAACGTAATGCCATCACCATCTTGATGAAAGTATGGATTTTCATTTGGTGCAAATATATTCACATACATGCGATAGAGTTTCATCTCATGTGTAAACTTCAATCGGTCGTGAATATGCTTCCGAAACATTTTATAGACAAACTCTGTCTCAGGTACTTCATGTACCATACCAGTGGGAGGATGATCTGATTCATAATCATCAACCTCACCATACTTAAACTTAGCACTCAAACAATAATTTTCAACTACATCATGCTCCGTCTTTGATAGAAAATCATCAGCAAAGTTGACTTCAATATCTTTCCAGTTTTCCATACTTCTTTACCGATATATTGAATGAAACAGTCACTCTTGGATTATTTTCCGTTGGTGGTGTCTGCTTTACATAGTGTTCCAAATAGTTTGGAAACATAATTATATCACCCTCATCTACTTTTGGACAATACTTTGGGGAGTAATGTGTGCTCCTCATTTCAAAGGTATTGTATCTTTGATTTACTATGGGATCTACAAATGTTGCTGCCTCATGCACCTCAGGATCAAATTTTAGATAATGAATAACAGCAAAATGTGCAACTGTACTATCAAATATATCAGGATTTAGATGATTGTGTGCTTCCTGATATTCTCCCTTCTCATACCAATTAAACCACAGATCTACAAAGTCAAACTTAACAACATCATCAAAGAATCTTTCAATGTATTTTTCATAAACTTCTACGATCTCCTGATCAAATATCTCTTGATTAAACTCCTCATGATTGAATGAAGTTTGAACGTTATTAGTTATCCATCCTTCTGGTGGTTTAAGTTTTCCAGAATTATAGCACTCACTCATAAGTGGCAAATACTTTTCCTTTAACCCATTATTCTCTCTGATATTTGTATGAAATATAGTTATTGGGAATAATATTTTTTTATAGGGATTCATTCAATCAATTATCTATTGTTTTATATATCAGTATAAATCAGCATCTCTATAACGCTGTGATTTGTAATCATCAACACCCATATCTCTCCTATTTTTCACATATTCAAGTTCATACCAATTCCAATGATGACATACAATTAGAATGTGATGTTTCTTGTGCATTGGAACTAAATTGTCCTCCTTTGGTTTAACACCAACTTCAATCGTAAGATACTCTTTATCAACAAAATACACCCACCCTTCAGTGTCTCTCCATTTTACATAATCATCAACTTGCGGAGTATAAGACATGCTCAAGAGGATTGAGGTTGAGTTGCATTGCAGAGTATGGGGTAGTTTTATGTATATCTACCTTATTTCCACACTTGGTGGAGTTAATAGGCGCGAAATAGGTTCTCTGTTTGGTGTTGTAGAATCCCCAAATGCTCTTTGCAACAGCACCGCCATTGTAAGAGAATTGAGCATGATTGCAACACCAAATAGATAGAACATTGCGTCGAAACGATTTAACTTCATAGGTGTATCCCTCAGGGGGTTGGTGAATAAAATCGGATGGAAGTTCAATCATCAAGTTAAAAACTCAGCAACAATTTGTGAGTCAATTTCACCAGCAAGTTCACATGCCACTGCTTTACCAACGTTCTCACGCAGTTTGTTGTAATACTGCTCATTCAATCCAGAGTCAGCATCAACAATCAGATCGAAACATTCCTCATCACCATCTGCAATTACATTCCAGATGCCACCATATTCTGATTGTGGAAAGGGGACAAAGTGATCAACAATGAAAAGAAACTTAGTCATCATCTCTTGTGAATTACTCATCAATTTTATCCAATTTTGTAAGATTTGTCAACTGCCTCTCTAATTCGCATTTGATAGATGACAGTTTGCAGTAAAGATAATGTTTATATTCATTATCCTTAGTGAGTTGTGTTAGATTATCAACTTGATACAAAGCAAGTATCAGTTTTGTTTGCTCATCCATTGCATTTCATTGGTGCAACCTCTCTTGGTAAAGTTTAATTTTGTCCATTAGTTCACTATGCTTCACTGTTGGATGATCGATTTGCTCACCTCTAGCAATAGTATAAGAACTGGTAGTAGATAAAACACGGTACAGATACTTTAATTCTTCTGATGTAAAATTCACATAAACTCCTGCATATAATAATCTACTGTTACCTCCATCTCTTCTGCTTTCTTCTCTAATGAACTCTTATTAAACTTTCTTACTGCTTCACGCCGAATATAGTTCTGCATTTCCACATCAGCATGTTCCATGAAGTCATCAAATGCCTTCATAAACATTTCAACGTCTTGCTCATTCATAAGATGTTCAATAGGAAGGTTCGCAGATTGGGTCGTGTTGTGTTCCGCAGGTTGATGAATCCATTCCATCATAGATCTCCTTTAGTCGATTGTAAAGTGATGGGGCACTGCCATAATGTTTAGCAATATGATGCTCATCGCCATGATCTAAGAGTTGTAAAGCAGAGAGAATTACTCCTATTTCCTGTACGTTAAGTGATATTTGCTTCTCTTGAGTCATTTTGTCCGCTGAACTCTACAACACTAATTATATCATTCTTTACTCATGATGTCATCTCTCTGTTGTCCAAGGAAGATAATTGTATTATTGATCTCTTCAACCTCAGTCATGAGTTTAATCTTACGAACGCAGAGAGAGTCAATCATCTTCTGAAATTCTGCGATTTGCTGTTTCTGTTGTGGTGTCATCAGTTGAGAAGAGAGACGTTGATTTCTTTCCAGTTGTGGCAAACATTCTTTGCCCAATTTTCCAATTTAGTATTATGCGATTTAATACCTTTTTG